ATGTTGCTGTTGGTTGTATTGCCTGTACTGTCCCAGATGTCTCATCGTCGTGAGCATAGCTCTGGATCTCACTGACGCCCTGCTGGAACTTACCTTCGAACAGCTGACCACGTTCATCTAAGAAATAGTCTGCAGCGTACACTAAGGCTCCATACACGATCATGTCGCTAGCAACCGATGTTAAACCGTTAGTATCGCTATCTGCTGATAGAGTTGGGAAAGATGCATAGTAAGTCAAAACCACAGTACCCGAGGTCGGGTAAGGGTAGATACTAAACTTGTCCACCTGACGACAAAAGAACCTAGGGGTTCCGTTTTCGTTGCCAGCCTCAGCCTCAATAAATTTAGCTAAAGACAACCTACTTAGGTTAGTGTTGCCGTGATGCAGACCTATAATCTCTAAGAAGTCTATAGGTATGGTTAGCTCAGTTGTTGAGGAAGTGATGGTGTAAGTGTGGGTTTTCTCCATAGCTGGAATGCGTAGGTTGCGTTCCATCCGTGTAATGCTTTGAGAAATAAAGGTGTCAGCCAAAGCATCGCTGCAGTCGCTACGGTTTANTAGCTCTTTAAAATGTGTTCGGAGTTCACCTTTATTCATAATGTATTCCTATGCTCTTCGAGTTCTAGGTTTAGTGGGTGTAGTGGGCTTTGCGGTTTTAGCAGCTCTACGGAAATCAGCGTCAGTAGGTGCGCCCTTGGCACCTTTTGGCCTTGGCGGTTTTCCCGATTTACGTCTTGCATGAATGTTTGCGTATAATCCTTTACCCATTGCTAAATCCTTTTGTCGGTTGCCATAAAGGCATCTAAGTTTTGATCTTTAAGACGCTTCACGATCTCTGGCCCAGTGGCCTCATAGATGTTGAAGCCTTCGCGCTGCCATTGTTCGACAACGGCTACAGGAATACTTGCTACTCGCATGAACTCACCTTCGCTTTGGTCTTTCGATGCGTTACGACTGTCTTTAAGATCGTCTAAGAATGCTTGTGAGATGTCTTGAGTGTGTTTGCGATAGACGTCATCTCCAGTCTGCAAATACTGTGTGTTGACACCACTTAGATTGATGCCGTTGATTTTGTTGTTTGACATAATGTCCCCTTTAGAAAGTAAAAAAGAAGACCACCCGACGCCTAGGTAAAGGAGAGCATAAAACCTAGGTTTAGGTCGGGTGACCTTCAATGCTTTTAGAACTTATGAGAGTCCTGTAATCATCCCATCAGAAGCAAAGTTCATGTGCTTCAGTGAGTATTCACCGACCACAAAATGCTTCTCTGAGTCGCCAGTGGCACTTAGGAGTGTACGTGAGAAAGGTCTCAATACACTTGAGCGCCACATAGATGGGTCTAGTAGCCATCCGTGTGTAGTTAACTGGTGTCTGTTTAAGACAACCTTGTATTCACCATACGGAGACACGAAAAGATCGATCACATTAACAAGGGTCTTACCTTGTGCGAACTCTCTGTTTCGTCCAGATGAGGCTGCAAAGCCAGCTACTATCTGTGCATCAGCTGGTTTAATCATGAATACTGACGGATCAGATCCGTTGTTGAAACATGTTTCACCAAGCGTCAGCAACTTAGCTTCAGTTAGTGCGTCCGTTGCGTTGGAACCAGCGTCGACAGATGTTGAGATCTGTTGGTCAGCTGATGCCATCTCACGAGCAGCACTGGAGCTGCCAGTAGCAGCTGCATTGGATACGCCCACGTAAGCACGTTCGAGGTCTCTTTTGATCTCTTTTAGTGCTTTACCAAGTTGGTATGCAGTTTCCTTCGCCCTACCATAAGTAGCTATGGCGTCACTCGTTGCTGAAACTTGAAATGCTTTCGTGAGGATTTGTGTATTATTCGTCCTCTCTACCGCATTCGCAAGCGTTGCCATAGATGCGTCGGCCCCTTCCACAGCAGCATTGTTCGCAGCAGCTGCAAGTGAGTCCTCGAGCCAACTAAAGGTTCGAGCAGACACTTTTTCTGAGCGTATCATGCTGAAGAAGGGTGTATCGGTTGGAGTTATGTCTGAGATTATGTCGCTGACATCTTCTTTCTTACCAACCTGATCGTCATTTTCTTCGCCTAAGTTCGTTAATTCTTAGACCGTCTTTCGACTGCTTATGCTTTCGACATAAGATGAGACTATATCATAACTCTATTGCTAGAGTTCTAGGCGCTTCCACTCACTTGAGTGTACTCCATAAAGGATAGTCGTTGAACCTTCCCCGAAGGGCTTGGCTGCTGATTGCCATATCCCGAAGGACTTAGGGTTTCCAGCAATTCACCTAGTTTAGACTACCCTAGATCTTAAGGTAGTATATGTAGTCATTAGGTTTATTACCTTCTGTTAAAATGGTTGAACTTTATTGCTCCCATCGACTTAACAGAGCATCAGCAATATCATCTAAATCACCAGCGCGACTGGCGTTAGACCGAAGCTTTTTGACTGCCTTCCTTTGACGCTGGACCCGAAGGTCGGTGTCGTTGGATGGTGCCTTTTTAGTCTTCAGTATTTTACCAGAGCTATTCTTTGTTTTGATCACCTTGGCCTTCGCTTTCTTAACTTGAGCGCTAGCTTTGGTTTGATCGTAAAGTCTAGCTTTGTTGAGGATCATGATGACTTGTGGGTCAACATACTGATCTACTTGTTCTTGGGGCAGACCTTGGGAAACTGCGTAGGAACGGATGTTGTTGTACATCTCGTTATTCCAGCCTTCCAAATTGTCCTCGAGTACCTTAACGCACTCGTTAGCTTGCTTCTGCAGCTGCTCTTGGCGGCTTGCATTAGCTTCACGATAGAATACGTCAGCTTCCTCTTTAAGAAACTTTAGATCATCCTCAGCTGCTTTNGCTTCNTTCCGAAATGCAGCAAAATCCTCGGATGACATCTGACGACTAGCGACCAGCATGTCTACCTCAGCATAAGGCTTCAATCGACTTTCAGCTCTTTCAAGTAACTTACGATAACTGATGTCTGCCTTGCTCAAAGCCTCATCGGCTTCTTTGCGTCGGGCAGCAACTTCTTGAGACTTACGTGTCAAAGATGCTTCTTGACCATGAAGTCGCTTTAGAGATTTTAAAGATACCTGTTGTGACTCACCGTCGACTTGGATTTCGACCAGAGCATCCTCAGACAATGTAACTTCCGTTTCATCATCTTCTTGATCTTCCTCTGGTTCATCCTCTTCTTCAGTTTCTTCATCTGATACAGGGTCTTCGTCATCCTCTTCTACTTCTTCTAGCTCTTCTTCATCTTCAGTTGTTATTTCTGACTCTTCCTCGATTGTCTCTTTCTCGAGAGTTTCGTCAGTTGCCTCTTGTTCAACACTTTGTGATGGCTCTTCAGCGTCTTCCCAGCGTTTCAAGATTGCGTCAGAAGCATCCATAATGTCATGGAAAGCTTCCTTCTGAGTNGCNGTATCTTGGACGTTACTCATGGTCCTATTGCTCCTCTTGGCTGTTGTCGCCTTCTTTCTCTTTAGTAATGATTTCATCTCTGACAGAAACTTGCTGTCTCAATGTATTCACCACGTCGACAAGTGCGCGATAGTGGTAGTATGTGTTTTCACGTTCTTCTTTTTCCTCGGGCTTAGTATTTACAAACCTTTGGAAGGTACTTTCGGTAAGACCGTTGATCACACGGGTGAATGGTTCCGACTTAAGTAAAGCCTCGCAGTCGTCACCAATTTTAATTAGTTCGTCTTGTTGGTTTTCCATTTGTTATGCTCTCCTTATAAGATTACTTTTTCTTTGGTGGTCGGCCCTTTTTAGAGCCATATGTTCCCTTACCTGATGGCATTAGAAACTCCTTTGGTTGAAAACTGGTTACCCAGTTGGTGAAGCGATAGCTCTGACGTCGTCAGCTGTTCTCGCAATCTCTAGCTCGGCCTTATCGACCATCTGCTTATGCTCTAATTGTGCTTCTTTCAGATCCATGTTGTCGGACTGAATTGCAAAGTTCTGCTTGGCTTTCATTTGCTCAAGTTGAACTTTCATTTGACTTATCTGAGCGTCCATTTTGGCTTTCATTTCAGCTAGTGCAGTCTGGCGCTCTTGGATCTCCATTTGCTTCTGCTGCATCTGCATTGCCATCTGTCCAGCTGGATCAGGCTGCTCTGGTGGCAGCTGCTGAGGATCTGTTAGGTAGTCCTTGACGTTCTTAATGCCGTTCTGCTCCATCACATGGCTCATAAGCCTGTACTGGTTTGGAGCTTGGTACATCTTAGCAAGCGTAGGATCTTGAGACATCAACGTGTGTAACGCTAGGTACTTCTGTGCCTCTTGTTCTTGCTCACCGTAACCTAGGTGAAGCTCTACGGTTACATCTCGCTTGGCGCCCCAGTCGCTTGGTTTTATCGGGACGTAATCACCAGCTACTTCGAAGATCTTTTCTTCCTGTTCGTTCTCAACGACCAGCTGGTAAATCATCTGGTACAGAGGTTTTAAGAATGAGTTTGCAAAGTTACGTGCGATAATCTTTTGACGCTGTTGCGACATGGTTGCCAGCTGCTCGACCATAGCCGCTGAGTTCTGTTTACTTATAGCGTCTTTGTTAAGACCTTGTGACAGCCTTGAGACACCGGTGTTGTCCTCTTTGTCCTCGTCCAGCATCTGGATTGTCTGAAAGATAAATGGGTTTAACGGTGCTTGAGGCATCGGGGCTATCGCATCGGGTCTGGAAACATTGACGATGCCGCCAACGCGATTGTCAATAAGCTCCCTTGGGTTAGTCAAACCGCCTTTGACCACTTGGTATCTTGGGTTGTTTGTAATCATCGAGTGATCGAGGATCGATCGAGTTAATACAGTTCGGGCCGTCTGCGTTGGTACAACTTTAGATCCAAAGTTACTTCCATAAAACGAGTGTGGGATCGGGAGTGGAACAAATGTACAGAATGGTTTCCGTGTTGTCTTTTCCTTATGTAGGATGACGTTACCGGCTTTTATGACTTTGTATAACTCAGCCACTCCCGAATTGTCGTCACCGAGGTCTATCTCGATGTATACTTCGTAAACCGTTACTGATCGGACTTGGTCTTGGAAACCCTTAGCATTGAAGCCACGGTCTTGACCAATTTCTTCATGCCGTGCCAACACTTCTGGATCTGTTTCCATATCCACGTCTTCATGATCGCCAATTTTAGATATAAGCTCTTCATCATAACCAGCCTCTCTAAGCTCTGAGATTGTCATTTCGGTGCGGTGACCGCAGAAACCAACTGAGTCCAAATCGACACTCTGTGGCTCCACTATAAATTGCTCGGGGGCAATAGCCTCTATGACTACCTGACTGGCGTCTTCAGAAACTCTAATGTCACCGGAGTATAACCCTAGTTCGTCCTGTTCGACTTCTTCGATCTCGACGTTCGGCTGCGCGATTATCTGATCGAATTCTTCTTCTGTTAAATCTTGGATTGGCTCGAGGTGACTTTCTTCTCTTTCTTCCCAGTAAACTTTACAGATACCAGCTCTGGCTACTAGGCCATCGTGAATTACGGACTGCATCGTTTCGAAAAGATTGTTCTGCCTGTTAGCAACAAAGTCGGTGTAGGCTGTACAGATCTCGGCTGTCCGAGAGTCCTCTCCTGTCTGAGGTGCGAAGCGTACTGTCTTGTAGCCAGTCGAAAAGGTCTCCAGCAGTGCAGCTTTCATGCTCTCGACAGCGTCATAGACGTCCATAGAGACGTACTTAGAGTTACCGTCGTGCGCTGGTCGAGGCAGGGTAGCATTGTAGTAGTCGATTACTTTCTTACGTTCCCTGCTGATCTGACTGTCGTAGTACCCGATAGATCTGCGGATGCTGTCATCCAGTATCGTAACGAGCTTCTCGTCGTCGACCTTTTTGTAATCTTTTTTATCCATATTCAGACCATCTCAATGTAGTAGTCATTTGTAACCTCGATTGGTTCCCATGCACCTTGATGCACATGATTTGCTAAGGCTAAACTCATGACGCAATCGTCATGGCACCCAGCTTCTGCTTCCATAGATCCACTTTCTGTGACAATGTATGTAAGCATTTCTCTTATTGTTAACTTGTCGTTTATTTCCATCTCGTTTTCACGGACGGCTGCTCTAAGCTCATCGATGATGAGAGGCTTTGTCTTAGCTGTAGTGCTAAAGCCCAGCTTAATTGTCTCCTTCTCGGTCAGCTTGTCTACTGAGATCTCCGTAAAGAAGTTGGGGTAAGCCATATCTTTACCAAGACGTGTACACGTAAGTAGACCGTGACCGTTGTTCTCAACTATAATGTATGCAGTGTTAAAGAAGTGTCCTAAGCTGTTTAGGATCTCCGCAAAGTAATCTGGATGNACTCGACCACGCCAAGTTGCCACCTGTCGTTTCTTCGAGTCCAAGACTTGAGCGACAGACCAATCGCCNCCGTGAACNCCCATAGCGACGTCAGCTCCAATGACATACTGTTCGCCAGCATCGTGACGACGGTACATNGTCAGCTCACCTCGAGGATTGTTAAGCCACTCTTCGCCTTCCAAAGCTAGACGTTCTTTAGGATCTCGAGCCTCTGGTAGCATCTTCTGGAGCTGTTCAGGGTTAAACACTGGACGACCTGTCGTCAGGAAGGCTTCTTCAGGCTCTGACGGGTACTCCTGTCTAAACAAATCGATGCCGTTTTGTGCAATCTTTCTGCGTCTAAACATCAGCTGACCGTCGTCTAGGTCGTACTGTTCTGCCAGCTCTATTTCTTCTGGTGTTCGCTCGAAGTTGTCAGGGACGTCCTCGATGTACTCTGGGTCGACGTACCAAGGTATAAACACTGGGACGTAACCGTTGGTGCCTTCGACGGCACCCTTCCAGAGGTCATAGAATATTCCAGAGACACCGTTTGCTGTACTCTCGACGAAGATAGCAGTCCCTTTTGTATTAGGTACCGCCTGAGTCAGCGAGTTCCAGTTGTCAGCTGCTGTTGTCTTACTCCAGAACGCCAGTTCTGATGCATGGACGTGTGTAAGCGTCTCGCCTCGACCAACAGCCTCACCGCCAGCCGTAGCAACGACGTAGGAGCTGTCTAGGATGTCAAAAGACAACTCTCGACGTGAGGAATACTTAGTGTGTGGCTTTAGGATCTCTGGGCAGTTCTCATGATACCTCTTAGTCATATCAAAGAGCGCTCGAGTACTGTCAGAATGGTGAGTAATCACCAATGACTTCTTAGCTTTGCGCTGGGACACACTGAAGTACAGGTATCCACCCACGTAAGTCGATAGACCCTGCTGTCGAGCCTTCAGTATTATCACTCGGACTTTACCGTCGGTCTTCAGCTGCTTATTGACAGCTTCGTTAAGGATTTGCTGGGCTGGGTTTAACTTTAGTGGCGAGATCTCACCGGTCTTAGTTCTTATCTGTAGTGCAGCTTTTGAGTAAAACTCAAAGTCGTCATACAGCCTCTTCCGAACTGCTTTCAGTTTCTTCTGTTGTTGTGTCTGCATCTTGCTCTCCTTCGTCCAGTAGTGAACTTAAGAAAGCTTCAGCATTATTAAGAGTAACTTCTGATTTAGCTACTGGTTTAACCTTAGTAAAATCTAAGATTAGCTTTGCAGCTTGTAGACGATCACGGTTGTGAACTGGTGTTCTCATGATTTCGACTGCAGTCTCTAGAGCCTCTTCTGATCGAGGATCATTGATTTCGTAATCTTGTTTCATAATACTTACTACTTTCTTTGCGTCTTTCTGTGCTTGTTCGACTATTGGTTTAATCTTACCGTCGCCATAACCGTCGGGTACTCCAAGTGGTCGACCACCGTTCTTTTTGTTTTTCATCATGGCTGCAAACTTAGCTCGACCCTCTGGTGTCTTGTGTTGTAACGCCAGTGGGTTCTTATGAGCTGGTCGAGCCATGTTGGGGTTCTTAAGTGGAGTTTTACGTCTGGGGTTCTTAGGTGCGCCCATCGTTGTCTCCTATGCTGTTAATGCTCCAGCTTGCATGGCCTGTTGTTGAGCCAGTATGCCTCGCTGCTGATCTTCTTCGTCAGCTTGCTCTTGTTTCAGTAGCATTGCTAATACGACAGCTGCACCAAGTGCTAGAGGGTGGTTATAGAAGCGTATGATTGAACTTTCGTTAAAGAACTTCTGTACGAGCTTTGCTGACTTAGGTGCCAAAGCTTTAAAAGCTTTAGGGTCATACAGATAATAAATGATTGGTTCTACTGACATCTCATAGACGCCTCTTGTGTACTGATAATGTTGAGCTAACAAGGGAGCCATCTTTTGTAAGTGCTTTCGGGCTTCTGCGATACTCTTAGTAGATTTAGCTATTTCATTAGCTTGCTCAACGACAAGTCCTTTTGCCTTTTTTAGATCTCTTACTTCTGTTTCAGTACCGTCTTCAAATAAGTAATTTACGTTATCTTGTAAGTTAATAATTTCACTTATGACCTCTTGTTTTTCAGCATCAGGTATATCTAAAAGCTTTGCTACCTCGTTTTCAAAAGTACCTTTATATGTAGTTTCTTTTGTTTTATTGAGATCGTTAAATCTTCTTTCTGATTGTAAATTAGTCCTTAGACCAGCGCCTATACCCCCAGCAAAAGTATCCGGTCTAGCGCTGGCTATACCATGAGTTACCTCATGTATGGCGGTAATAAATGCATCATTTGCAGATACACGGCTACCGTCAGCCAAACGAGTACCAGCTGTTAAATATTTAGCTTCTCTCTTTTTAGTATTAAATGATCCCTGAGTACCTTCATTGGCATTCTTAATTGTCTTAGCCATTTCCTTTTGGTTGTTAAAGGCTATCAATGGAATCATGTAAGCTTCAGCTAATTGCCTAAGACTATCGTAATCTTTAAGACCGTTTTCGTGTCTACTGCCCTCTAAACCTATTTCAAAAGGTACGTTGGCTAGTCCAGTTTGGGACTTGAATTCTTGATTTGTCGGTAGAGTGCGCCTGTAGCCATTGTCCCCCTGTCGAGGGGCATTGAGGAGTTCTCCGAGGATTCCTTGGGAAAGTCTTTCATCGGGACTGGTTGTCCCTCTTCCTCCATCTCCAGCTGCTCGTGAAGATCCCAATCGACCTCCGCTAGCCATTCCTTGCCTTGCTTCGACAAACTTTCTGGCTGCGTTCGCGTAGTCTGGCGCTTCGTCATCTGCATATCCTCTACTTTCTTGCCCCTCGGGAGCCTTACTACTATCATATAGTAACTTTTCTGGATACCACAATAGTGCCTGTAGATCACTCATTGTTAATCCAGCGTTTGATACCCTAGAAACTGCTGGATCTGAGTTTACTCTATCTAAAGCTTGATTAAATATAGATCTAATAAAGTTACGCTCTCCACCACCGGCTGGCTGCTCAACCTGACCGTCTAAATAACCAGCTAAACCATTAGCAGATTTACGTAAATCATTTGATATTTCGTTAAGACCCTCTCTCCAAGGCTTTTTAGTTGATTGCTTTGCAATGTAAGCAGCAAGATCGTTCATGTCTTGCTTAGTCATGCTTTTACCTAGTCTTATGCCTGATGGCTTGAGGTAAGCACGTAAAGCCTTTAACTGACTTGGGTCAGCATTAGTAAATATTGACTTTATCTCGCCATGCTTTTTCTTAATCATAGGTCGATTGATCTTAATTAATGTACCTCTGTGTCGGCCTACAGTTCTCATTAACCAGCGATCCATAGTCAAAGCATCAAAGTAACCATAAAGATTGCTGAAGAAACCATTGCCGATCTTAGCACCTAATATTGCAGCTCCACGAACTTCAGTGTCTTTGCTTTCATCAGGTATCTTTACGTCGTATGTGTTTTCTATCTCTCTTACTGTGTTCTGAGACGTCATAAAGTCTTCTAGACGACCATGATCGTTATCAAACTGTTCTAACATCGTATGGTATTGAGCCAGACCTAAATCAATTTGTTTGGCTGAATCACCAATGCCTATTTTAGCTGGAAAACGACCAGTTCTCTGTAAGGTATCATAAGCTGTCGCTGCTAGTTCAAAGTTCTTGTCTACTTTTGTACCATTAGATGTTACTGCCAGCGCCCAAATGAACTGTAGCTTATTGACTGGGTTAGTTTGTATCTCTGGATAAACTTCTCCTAGCGTATTTAGTGCATCAGTAACTGTTCGATCATACCATCCGATAGCGTTGGCGTTGTTCTTGAGTGCCTCGAGTGCATCTGCAACGACATAATCAGCTAATCTATTAGAGTTCTCTTCAGAAAGCTCACTTAGATCTATACCTTCTTTGTCTTGAGCTTCTAATGCTTTCTCTTGCAGTGCTAACTTGAAGTCTCGACCTGTTCTAAAGTTACTGTTTTTAGCAAACTCAAATGCAGAACCTAATGTATTAGGCATCTGTATGTTTGTTGTCTCGCCTCGAGGTATCTCTGGCTGCTGTAAAGAGGGAAACCTTTGACTCAAGCGTTCTGGTGGATCTTTTGATTTATTGAAAAGACCTCCGATCCTATTGCCAACTTCTTCGGCTTCTGCTCGGATCTCTTCGTCAGTCTTATTAATTAGACGTGCGTCTTCTTCAGAAAGACCAGAAGTGTTGACCTCAGGAGCAACACCAGCATCTACAGCTGCTTGCAGTCCTTTTGGTCTCTGCTGTCGTACCACTCGATCGACGTAAGGCTGCACATACTTGTCTATGGCATCTTGGTTGACGCCTTGGTCTTGCAGCTTCTGTACTTCTGTCTGCACAGTCTCGACTGGGTTAGGGCCAAGGTTGTTTGTTAGGTTCTCGAGGGACGTAATAAGACGACCACGGTCAACTTTGGAAATCTTCTTGTCTTTAGTCGCACTATCTTGAAGCGTTCTCACGAAGTCTAAGTTGTCTTGGATGCCTCGGTTGTAGTTTTCGGGGGTTGTGAACTGTGGACCAGATTGAGAACCACCGTCGCCCATATTGGGCATATCTGTTTGTACATTAGGGCCATCAAAGCTNCTCTTAAGTAGAGGGTTGTCAGGTGTGTTAGTCACCAGATCTGGGTTGTACGTCTGAGCGTATGTACCAATGACCGGTATGATTTCACTTAGGTTGTCTAAGTATGCAACACCTTCGCCATCTAGGTTCTTTTGGATGTCATCAAGGATAGCAACAAATTCAGGGTTGCTACCAAATTTACCAGCCATCTCATTAAGGACAGTCTCTAGACCGCTACGGTCAAGGCCGGTGCCTAACAATATGTTTTCTACAAAGCCAGCTTTAGGTGCATCTAGGATTGTGGCTATCTGAGCTATAGCAGCTCTTCTATCTTTAGCATCTGCCTTCTGTTTAGCTTTCTGCTCAATCAAAGATGTGCCTTCGGGCGCCGGTAGACCTAATGCTTTTCTATTCTTTCTAACAAAGTTAGATACTTTGGATCTGCGACCAGTAAAGAAGTCGACGACACGACCACCGCTATATATTGCTGCTGTAGTCGGGACACCCAGCGCCACAGCAGAACCACCGCTGACAAATACATTTGCATATCGAGTAGGATCATAGACTGCACCACTGTGGGACAAAGGATTAAACAGGTCGGTAAACTGACTTACGCCGCCCTTCATGCCATCTTTGAACAGGTCAGTTATGACGTTAGATTTTACCAGCTCTTGGAGCAGCTGCTGACCTTCTTTGGTATTACCTACCAGCTGGCTTAATGCATCAAGCTGATCTGTAGTTACCTTCTGTGAAACTTTCTTTTTACCAGCGCCAATACCAGCAGTTGCCGGTGAGAATATAGATAGTAGCTCTTCGAGGCTTTGTGCATTCTTAGGATCTAGCTGCTTATTTAGTACTTTCTTTAGATCGTTTATAACTTGTACGTTGTTAGATCTGACGTCCTCTAAGGCTTGCTTTGCGCCTTGGCTAGACGACGGATCTACGTTCTTTAGTTTGTAACCGTTAGCCTTAGATACTTCATCAAGTAAACGAGCTACGTCAGCAGCTGCTAGTTTCTCGAACTCAGGTAACAGTGAAAGATCTTCAGATCCGGACAGCTTGCCGTTCTTGAATAAACCTTTGCCTTTAATGATCGAGTATTCAGCCGGTGTCGTCGCAAGTTCTGCGATACCTTCTAAGACAACTTCTTTCCAATCGATGTTCTCGACGCCATCTAGGGCTACGTCAGATGCAAGCTCACCGCCAGAACCAGTTCCAGCCTGAGCAAAGGCTTGCCTAAGTATGCCACCACCGGCTTTCATACCGAGACCTTCGAAGAAACCTACGATAGCTGCTTTAGTGAAACCTCGTTTGTTAGCTTCAGCTAATATCTTATCGTTAGATATGGCTGCTTTAATTGCGTATGGGTCGCTAGTATCAATATCTTGAGATCTTAAGAACTCGACAAATTCACCGCTGTAAGTTCTTGGAGCGCCAGCTAGTACCATGATGCCAGCAGCTGCTCTTGGATTCCTAGTAATTATCCCAGTGCCTATACCAGCTCCGATAGACGGAGCGCTTTCGGTAGCAATCTCACTAATAAAGGCTAGTGATGCTAATGGGTCTTTAAATGCACCTTTTGCCCACTCCATAACGGTAGGAGACTCAGCGTAAATATTAGCCCCTCTTTGTCCTACGTCAGACATGGGGAACTGACTTTTAAGTTGTTCTTTTTTAGCTAGGCTAGATAGTGCTTCTTCACCTTCTCTGTAAGCTTCTTCTACTTTAGATGTTTTGTCAGCTTCAAAGCGGTCAAAGATAGAGTTAATCTGACCAGCCCAGCCGTTCTCACTAAAGTCGGTACCTAGTTCTGGGTTACGCTTTTGTATGCTTTCTAGCATTTGTTTTGGCGTTAAGTTCTGTTCAGCTAGGTATTGAAGATACTCGATGCCCTCTTCGGACTCGAACACCTTTTGATATAGCTGGGGGTTCATACGCGACGCTGCTGCTCGCTTCATATTATCGATCGAGCTTACGTCAAAGAACTCAGCTTCTTTTGCAGAACTAGCAGCCTTACGAGCGTCAAAACCTTGAGCTATGCCAATACCACCTCGGATTGGGGCATTTACAAGAGCACCTTTAAGAAAACCTGTTTGGTTTGGCTGCTGGTTTTGTGTTGGCTGCTGGTTTGTCTGTAGATTTCTGATTTCTTGAGCAAGCTTAGTTGCAGCTGCGGTATCACCAGCAGCGTGAGCCGCCTTAAGTGCCTGACTTAAGCGTTGCATATCCATATGAGGTCTACCTA